GATATGCCGCGTGCTCCCAAGCGGTGCCAGCGCTGCGGCTTCGTGGGCGTCGGGGCGTGCCGGTGCGTGTCGCCAACGAGTCGTGCGTCATGGTCCCGGCCGGAGCGCCGCCGCCGCGCCGCTGCGGTCGCTGACTGGGTCTCTGCTCACGGCTGGTGGTGTCCCGGATGGGGCGTCGCGCCGCATCCGGCGACCGACCTAACCGCGGCTCACTCGACTGCGGTCGTCCATGGTGGCGCAGATTCGCCCCTGACCGTTCTCTGCCGCTCGTGCAATAGCCGGGCGTGGCGCGTTGGTGAGACCTGACACGGGTCGAGCCGTTCTCCGACATGGAGGTCCCGATGCCTGGTCCGCCCCCGAAGCACCCGAGCGTGCGCGCTCGGCGCAACAACGCGAAGTCTGACTTCACCACCCTGCGGCCCGATGAGCGGGACGGCAAGCCCACCCCGCCGTGGCCGCTTGGCCCTGACGTCATGTCTCAGGCCAGGGTCGATGTCGCTCGCGATCGTCAGACCGCCCTGATGGTCGAGATCGAGGGCGAAGAGGACGGCCGCAAGCGCGGCAAACTCAAGCGGGATCTCGCGAAGGTCGAGCTGGTCATTGCGACGCTGACCTTGCAGATCGAGCAGGCGCGCGACACCGAGGTCGCCTTGTGGTCCGAGCTGTGGGCCATGCCGCAGGCATCGATCTGGGAGCAGTCCCACGCCGGCCGCGAGGTCGCTCAGTATGTGCGGTGGAAGATCCGCGCCGAGCAGGGCGACTCGAAGGCCGCAGTCGAGGCGCGCTTGCTGTCCGACCGCTTGGGCCTCAACCCGCTGGCCCTGCTGCGACTGCGCGTCGAGATCGAACGTGCCGAACAGGCCGAGACCAGCGGAAAGACACGACGCGCTCGGGCCGCGCCGAAACCCCGCAAGGATGACCCGCGCGGCGGCCTATTCGCAGTGAGCTGACGTGCTTCTCGTCGTTCCTGGCGAGGATGCGACCCCGTGGCCGACGCTCGGACCGCAGGTCTGTGACTTCATCGAGCAGACGGTCGTCTATGGTCCTGGGCCGCTCAAGGGCGAGCCCTACATCATTGACCCAGAGGTCCGCGGCCTGATCCACCGGTCCTACGAGGTCTACCCCAAAGGACACCCACAGGCCGGCCGTCGCCGCTTCAAGCGAGTCGGCTGGTCAGTTCGCAAGGGTCGCGCCAAGACCGAGGTTATGGCGGCTATCGCGTTCGTCGAACTGCACCCTGACGGGCCGGTCCGCTGCGACGGGTTTGACGCCCATGGAGAACCGGTCGGCAGGCCAGTTCGCAACCCATACATCCCGATGCTTGCCGTTACGGTCGAGCAGGTCGAGGAACTTGCGTTCGGCGCGCTGTCCGTCATGTGCACGGAGGGACCCGAGGCCGACTGCTTCGACGTCTCGCTTGAGCGCATCATGCGGCTCGACGAGCGCGGTCGGGCAGATGGCAAGGCAGTCCCGTTGGCCAACTCGCCTGGCGCTCGTGACGGCGCGAGGACGACGCTCAACTGCTTCGACGAGCCGCACCGCCTGTACTTGCCGCGTCAACGTGATGCGCACGCGACGATGGACGCGAACCTGCCGAAGATGGCAGGCCAGGACGGCTGGTCGCTGTACGTCGGCACCGCCGGCGAGCCAGGCCAAGGCTCGGTCGCTGAGGATCTACACCAAGACGCGATCGACATCAGCGAGGGCCGCCAGAAGGACCCGCGACTGTTCTACGTCTACCGCTGGGCAGGCAAGACCTATGACCTGACCGACAAGGCCCAGCGCCTTGAGGCGATCGCGGAAGCGACCGGCCCGGTCGGCGAGTTCGGCGTCGGGCAGTACGAGGACATCGCCGAGAAGTGGGAGCGCCACGGCGCAGACAAGGGCTACTTGGAGCGCGTCTGGCTGAACCGTTGGCAACGCTCGGAGCAGCAGGCATTCGACCCGCAGCGGTGGCAGGAACTGTCCCACGAGCACGGCGACACTGAGCGCCCCAAGCGAGCGCTCATCAAGCCCGGGTCGCTCGTCACGGCCGGCTTCGACGGCGCACGGTTCCGCGACTCGACGGCCATCGTCATCACTGAGGTGACCACCGGCACCCAGCAGGTTTGGGGGCTGTGGGAACGCCCGGCCGACCTGGCCGAGGACAAGCCGTGGGAAGTCCCGCAGGTCGAGGTCGACGAGGCTATGGACCGACTCATGCGGACGATGGACGTATGGCGCATGAACGCCGACCCGCCCTACTGGGTGGCCGAGGTCGGGGCATGGGCCGGTAAGTGGTCAGGCAGGGTCGAGGAATGGTGGACGAACCGCCCCTCGCACATGGCCAGGGCCGTGCGCGCCTACCGTGAAGCGATGGACTCCGGCGCAGTCGGCTGGTCCGACGCACCGATGGCAGATCGTCTCGCCGCGCACATCGCAGCTGCCGGCCGGAAGAACGTCAACATCTTCGACGACGACGGAACCCAGTTGTTCATCCTGGAGAAGATCCACCCCGACCGGAAGTTCGACGCCGCCATGGCCGCGGTCCTGTCGTGGATCGCCCGCATCGAAGCACTCAAGGCAGGGGCGTCGCCCAGGGCGTCGACCGTTCCCCGCCGCATCCGCTGACCGAGAGAGGGGGCGCGCGTGCCGATCGACGTCACCACCCCCCAGTCTCCCGGCTGGTGGCTGCTGCGGTTGCAGCGCAAGTTAGACGACCGCCGCAAGCGGGTCGATCCGCTGTTTGCCCGCTACGAGGGCAACGCCGAGACTCCCGCCGAGCTGTCATCCGCTCCCGAGACGGCGCGGCGGTTCTACAGGACGGCACGAACCAACTTCGCGGAAATGCTGGTCAAGAGCGTCCGGTATCGCTTGCGGGTCGCCTACATCCAGACGTCCAAGGAGAACGGCGACGGCGGATCGGCGGAGGCGTGGCGGGAGTGGCGTCGCGCGGGGATGATCGTCGAGGCCGCCGACATCGAGCGGAACATGCTCATCTCCGGCGACGGTTACGCCATGGTAGGGGTACACGATGGCAAGGTTGCCGCGACGAGCGAGGACCCCCGCCAGGTTGTCACGATTCACGACCCCGTGCGGCAGTCGGTGACTCGCGCCGGAGCCAAGTTCTTCCGCGACGCCGACGAAGGTGTCGACTACGCCTACCTGCACCGACCGGGGCGCGTGTGGGTGGCCTACCGGCCCAAGCGCGGCACCACGCTCTCGCGGTTCTCAGCCCAATGGGATTGGGATGACACGCGCGGCGGCGAGGAAGGTGAGCCGCTTCCCGACCCGGAGTTCATCGGCATCGTTCGCTACCGCAACGACGAGGGTGTCGGCGAGTTTGAGCGCCACAGCGACCTGCTCAACCGGATCGACCACCTCATCCTGCAAGGGATGGTCATCGCCACTTTGCAGGCATTCAAGCAGCGCGCCATCAAGGCCAACCTGCCGAAGAACGACCCGGTCACGGGCGAGGAAATCGACTACAACGACATCTTCTCCTCCGACCCTGGGGCGCTCTGGGAGTTGCCCGAGTCGGCTGAGATGTGGGAGTCCGGGGCGGTCGACGTCACGCCGATCGTCGGCATGGTCGAGAAGGAGATCGAGCGGCTTTCTGCGGTCACGTTCACGCCGATGTCGGCGTTCACTCCCGAGGGTGCCAACCAGTCGGCGCAGGGCGCGTCACTCATCAAGGAGGGCGCGGTCCTCAAGACCGAGGACAAGATGCGCCGCGCCGGAGCGGCCCACGCTCAGACCGCCGCCCTGATCTTCACCCTTGCCGGACTCGATGTTGGAGACCCCGAAGACATCGTCATCGGGTGGGCTCCCGGCCAGCGCTACGGACTGTCCGAGCGAGGCGAGGCAGCCAAAGCAGCTAAGGAGTCGGGCATGCCATGGTCAACGATCATGCGCGACATCTGGGGCTTCTCGCCTGAGCAGGTCGAGCGGATGAAGGCCGAGCGGTTCACTGACGCGGTGCTGTTCGCCAGCCAGGTCGACAATGCCGCCGCCGGCCAGTGAGATTGCCCATCTCGCCCAAGGTCACTACCGGGCTCGACTGTCGCTGACCCAGCGCATCGAGTCTCTGGTCGTTGCCAAACTCGGACGCTTCGACGGGTGGTATTCCCCGGTCCTGGTCGATGAGTTGTCGGCCGAGGTAGCGCGGCTGGTAGGAGCTGGTCAGGTCGGCGTCGGCCAAGTCACCGACGGCTACTTGGCACGGACCACGTCCCTGGTCCTAGGCCGCCCTGTTTCTGCCACGGGCATTGGGTCACAGATGACGGGCACGCTGCGCACGGGCGTTACGTCAGCGGTTGAGGTATACGCCCGTCTCGGAGAGGAATACCGATTCCGCCGCTCTCTGGGGCTGTCCGATGATGCCGCCCGGCAGCTGACCATTGACCGGGCACGGAAGATGGTCGAATCCGACCTCGGGCTGGCATTCCGCGAGACGGCATACCGGGTCAACGGGCGGCACCAGGTCCAGCGCTACCGCCGCATTGTCAACTCGTCGCGACCGTGTGGCCTCTGTATCGCCGCATCGGACCGGATCTACCGGAACGTCCAGAAGGTCGCCCTGCACCCCGGTTGCCACTGCGGGGTCATCACCGTCACGCATGCGACCGACCCTGGTTCGCAACTGAACAACGACACCCTCGCCGAGGTGTATGCCGCCGCTGGCGGCGCCGAGGCCGCCAAGTTGCGGGCTACCCGGTTCGAGGTTGTCGAGCACGGCGAGCTGGGCCCTCAGTTGCGGGTCGTAGGTCAGCACTTCCGTGGCCCGTCAGAGGTCGCGGCGTAAGGACCCGCCACGGGTCGACCACCCCACTCCGACATGGAGGAATTCGCAAAATGTCCGCACGTCTGCACTTCCGCTCCGCATTCCCCCTCGCCGGAGGGCCGGTCACCCCAGAGGCGATCCTTGCGTTCCACCGCTCCACCTTCGGCGACGCACACATGGAGGGTGGAGACGAGGCCCATCAGGTCTTCAAGGACCCGGAGACCGGCGAAGAGTTCGCCTTCCCCGAGAAGACACCCCTGGCTGAGATGACGGACCCGCAGCGCACCGAGTACTGGCGTCACAAGGCACAGAAGCACGAGAAGGCCGCCAAGGCCAGGGCCGACTACGACACGGTCAAGGCCGAGCGCGATCGACTCGCTGCGGAGGGCAAGACCGACGCTGAGAAGGCAGCCGAGGCTGCCGTCAAGGCCGCCGCCGAAACGGCTCGCACCGAGGCAGAGGCCGCCGCCCGCTCCAAGTACGCCGCGCAACTGGTGACCGCCGAGTTCAGGGCAGCTCTCGCAGGCAAGCGCGATGCCAAAGACGTCCAGACCATCGTCGACGGCCTGGACACCACGAAGTTCCTCACCGACGCAGGTGAGGTCGACACCGACAAGGTGGCGAATTTCGCCGCGGGGCTCGCCCCGGCTGGCAAGACATGGCCCGACACGGGCGCCGGCAAGCGCGGGAAGAGCGCGACCCAGAAGGGCGTGTCCGCTGGAGCCGAGATGTTCGCCGCATCCCGCGGCAAGACCACCACCTGATCCACGGAAGGAAACACCATGCCTCGTCTCAAGAGCGAGACCGTCGGCGCGGGCGACCAGTCCTGGTTGGGGTCGGCTCACGGCATCCACGAGTGCCGCACCGAGCTCCTCGACATCAGCGCCTTCACCGCTGGCACGCACTACCCGAACGGGTACATCCCGTCCGGCACCCCGGTCGCCAAGGTCGCCGGACTCCTCGTCCCCTACGACTCGCTGGAGGCCACGACCACGAACGCGGGCGTCCTCGCAGGGCACCTGTTCGCCGACCAGCCGGTCGTCGGCACCAACGACTTCGGCGTGCCGCTGCTCGACCACGGTCGGGTCCGCTCGGCGAAGGTCCCGGTCGGTGCCAACGCCTTCACCGTCCCCGTTGCGGCCGCGAAGCGCGCCGCCATGACCATCGTCTACATCTGAGGAGGGGTCTGATATGGCTCTCTGGACCGACATCATCGACCCCGCGACGCTCACCGGGTACGCCCGCGCGTCGCTGTCCGACTACGAGGCTCGGAAGGGCTCGCTGGCTCGCTGGCTGCCCAACCGGACCGTCCCGTCGATCGACGTGAAGTTCGTCGCCGGCTCGTTCGGCCTGGTCGAGATCGCGGACTTCCGCGCCTACGACGCCGAGCCCACGATCGGCAAGGCGCCGTCCGGCAAGCGGATCACGCTGGAACTCCCCGCGCTCGGGCAGAACATCCCCGTGAGCGAGTACAACCAGCTCCGCGCCGCCGGCGCGTCCCCGTCCGACGAGACCGTGCTCGGCACGATCCAGCGGACGACCGACATCGTCGTCCGCGCGGTCGCTGACGCGATCGAGCGGCTTCGGGGCACGGTCCTGGTCACCGGCAAGGCCACGGTCTCCGGGTTCATGGACGACGACTTCGGTCGCGCTGGCGGGCACACCGTCAACGCGGGAACGTTGTGGTCCAACGCGGCCGCCGATGCTCTCGGTGACCTGACCACATGGTCGGACACCTACCGCTCCGCGAACGGCGAGGCACCTGGTGCGATCGTCATGTCGACCCGCGTCTTGCGGGCCATGGCCAGCCTCAACCAGATGCGCACGCAACTGGCGAGCGGGTCCACCCGCCCGGCGACGCTCCAGGACGTGCAGGACACGGTGGCAGCCAACGGCCTGCCGCCGATCTACCTGTACGACCGCAACGTCTCGGTCTCCGGCTCCTCGACGAAGGTCGTCGCCGACGACAAGGTGCTGCTCCTCCCTGAGCCTGTCGAGGACGTCAACGACTGGCAGGGCACCCAGCTCGGAGCGACGTACTGGGGCCGCACGCTGTCGTCGATGGAGGCGAACTGGGAGATCGCTGAGCCCGACCAGCCCGGCCTGGTTGCGGGGGTCTACCGGGGCGAGAAGCCGCCGATGATCGCCGAGGTGCTGTCCGACGCGATCGCCCTTCCGGTGCTCGCCAACGCCAACCTGTCGTTCGCGGCGGACGTGCTCTGATGGCGCGCCTGTCGGCTCACGTTCACGTGCGCGACGAGTTCGGCGCAGTCCACGTGTTCGGCCCCGATGACGTCGTGCCGGAATGGGCTGTCGACGCGATCAGCAACCCGGACGCATGGGAGCCCGAGGAGTCCGAGCCTGAGCCGGAGCCGGAGTCCGAGGCTCCCGCCAAGGGTGCCGCCAAGAAGTGATCCATAGAGGGTGTGCGCCGGAACGTTCCGGCGCACACCCTCGGGACGGGAGGTGACGTCATGTTCGCGACCGTGCAAGACATCCGCGACGCGGCCTACGGAGTCACCATCCCCGAAGGCCCATCGGTTGAGGCTGCCCTTGACCGACTGATCACCAAGGCGGAAGCCCGCCTGCTCGTGGCCGTTCCGTCCATCGCGGTTCGCCTCGCGGCCGGGACGCTTGACGCGTCCCTCGTGGCGGGCGTCATCGAGGACATGGTGCTGCGCATCGTCCGCAACCCGAACGGCCTGCGCTCGGTGTCGATCGACGACTACCAGGCCACCGTTGACCGGGCGCTGTCGTCGGGCGAACTCTACGTTTCCGATGCCGAGGTCGCCCTGCTCTCGCCAGTGGTCTCCCCAACCAGGCGCGTGGGGTCGATCCGCATCGGAGTCCCGGAGTGGCGGCTTCCACGTGTTTGACGTCACCTGGGCTGTCGACATGGGGCGCGACGCCGCGCTAGCCAGGATGCGCGACGAGTGCACCATCACTCGCCCTGGCGCGCAGACCTGGGACGACGCCGCGGGCGCATACACCGGTGGCACTCCCGCCCGGCTCTATGCCGGCCCGTGTCGCATCCGTCGCCCGAACGTGGCCGAGCGTGAGGCCGCCGCGGGCGATGCCGACTGGACCGTTACGGGCGCTGTCGTCTCGATCCCGGTCGACGGCACGACCGACGATCTGCTCGGCGCGACCGTGACGGTCGTGGGCTGCGAGATGGACCCGACCCTGACTGGCCGCGAGTTCACAGTGCTCGCCCCGCACGCGCAGTCTCAGGCGACTGCGCGTCGTCTGCGGTGCGTCGAGGTGGCGCGGGCATGAGCGACTTCGGCGACGTCGAAGCGTTCGCCAAGGCCCTAGATGACCAGGGCGCGAAGGTGGTCCTCGCGCAGCGCGCTGTCGTCAAGAAGGGCGCGCTGAACGTCAAGAAGCAACTCCAGCGCGAGGCGGACGGTCACCCGCACGCCCCCCGCATGCCGCAGTCGATCACGTTCGACGTCGAGTTGACCGGTGACGAGATCGTGGCCGACATCGGC